AAGCTTTTAACGCATTGGCCGGATTATCATTCGTGATGTCGGCAGGCTTGCTTGGAGCGGGTTTGTATGGCTACTCAAAGCTGCCAGAGTTGCAAGAACAGCTCATTGAGTCTGCCAAAGGAATGGTCGCCGACTTGGTGTCTGACACTGTTATGGAAGCAGTGCCAGGCAAGGTTGAAGAGATGATGCCAACGCTGCCAACCCAGACTGGCCCTGCAATTCCAGGCTTCTGATGTCAGACCAAGTCAACTCACCCAGCCATTACAAGCAGGGAAGAACAGAAGCGATCGAGGTTATCGAGGATGCTGTTGCTGGAGCGGATGACGCCGTAAGCGGGTATCTGCTCGGTCAGACTTTGAAATATCTTCTGCGGATGTGGCACAAGGGCAATTCGCTCCAGGATGCACAAAAGGCCGAGTGGTACTTGCGTCGCCTGATCGCACGTATGCAAGGCAATGCCTGAGATCAGGACGATCGGGATTCCTGAAGTGCGCGCTTGGATGGCAGAGCCACCCTCTGTTCCACAAGCTCCACCAATAACGTTGCAGCTTGGCGTGCCTGTTATTGACATGCCTGCTTTTAAGCCGATGGAGGTGGAACCTGAAGTTGTTGCTCCGCCAGTCGCACCACCGAAAAAGCGAGAGCAGCCAAAGCTAGACGTCCCCAAAACGCAGATCGCACCAATCCCTTTGCCGGAGGTGGCACCTGCCATTATTGAGGAGGAGGAAGTCAAGCCTTTGGTGACGCAAGTGGTAGAGGCATTGCCCACTATTCCTCAGGCTACGACCGTGGCAGTTTCGTCAATCATTGGCGTGTCTGCCGGGTTGGCGACGCCATTTCTGTTGAAACTAATCAAACCAACTGTCAAAAAAGCTGCGAAGCGCCTGCAAAAAGCTATTGGCCGCAATCCAGCTCCAGAAGGCGTTACGGCGAGACGCGCTGCTCAACGGGCGTTGCGGGGATGAGATGCGTGTGGGGCGTGGGCGAATGTATGACGACATCAGCGCAAACCTTCTCGAAGGGCGATCCTTTCGCAAACCTTATTCCTTTCAGCTTCAGCTCACCACAGTGCTTCAACCTAGAAATCTCAAAATCAAGCCTTTTGTTGGCTAGCAATTGTTTTTGAATGTCGAGCTGTGTGTCAACAGCAGCTTTGCATCGCTCCTGTAGGCCCCCATCAAGCGGGATTGTGGCTTGAACTGACAGGCCAGCATTCCAATTGTGATTATCTTTTTGGCCGGTGCGAGTGTCTTTATAGAAGACCACATCACCTGGATTATCGAGGCGGCCATCTTCGTCAAGATCGGTCAAGTCATAGACAGGATCTTTATAGCTTGCTTCGTAGGGCAGTCCCCATGACTTGGTGCGGTTGACGTAAGGGGTGATGGTCAGGGTTGGACCTTGACACTGGATGTTGCCGCCATAGGTGTTGGTAATAGCAGTACCCTGCAGGACTTGAACAGCGTGGTTTGAAACCGATCCAGATGACGAGGCAGTCGGGCTAGCAGTTGCGGAGATGCCGCCAACACCTTCTGCCTGCACTGGAGCGCAACAGATTATTCCGAGAAGGTAGAGACCGTATCCGTAACGCTTGTAATTTCGGTGACGCGCTGAATGGTTGTGCGATTCGACAGCCCTGGTCCGTGCAGACTCTCGACGAACTGGAACGGTTGACCTTGATTGACGATTGACCAGTTTGGCCGCTGCCCTAAGGATGTCCATCCGTTGACCGTAGTTTCAGCGATTGGGTTGATGTTGCCATCTGGGGCAATGTTCGTACCAGAAGCAGAGTATTCAAAGCCAGTGGCGAAGTCTTCACTAACAATGGTCTCTGTGACCGTGCTGGTGGTTTCCGTGTGAGACGTTAAAGTTCCCTGCTTGAAATTAGGGATAACCGGGACCGCGACTGCAGGCTTGGCAAAGATAAAAATATCGCCAGCTAGCTGAAAGACCAGCAGGAGCAAGATCCGCATCAGTCTGCAGTAACGCTGAGGATGACCTGCCCGATCGCTGTTGTGCCCGCTCCACCAGCAGTAATCGTCATTGCGCTATCCGACGCAATCGTGCCAGCCAGTGTGCCAGCCACACCGCCAGAAGTCGTGGTGGTGCTCCCCAGCATTGGGATGTTGGCGACAACGCCGGAAGTTACAGAGGTCGCGGTTGGCGTTGCGTCGCCTTCGGTGAACGATTCTGAGAATGAGAATGCGTCTCCTGCTGTTGTGACGCTGTAATCAGCTGCCGTATAACCAACAGCACTACCAGCGGTGAGAGCGCCAAGCCCGCCAGCAGTGTCCAGAGTGATATTAGAACCAGACACCGAGTAGCTAGAGCCAATTCGTGTGGCTTGGGAAGCAGCACCATCAACGGTCAGCTGGATGGAGGACTGAATCTTGTGGGTGATGTCAGCATGTGCCGCTGGAGCGGCGGCAAGAAATGCGATCAGGGGCAAAAAACGCTTCATTTGGTGGTCCCTGTTTGCTCAATTTTAGGGGGTTGTTTCTTCTGCCCATTATTAGCCTTGCGCTCAATACCAAACGACGCCATCGCGCCAGTCAGCAAGCTGGCGACGAAAGTATTGTCCATTTTCATTTGAGGGAAGAACCCCAAGTAGCTCACCGTCAGTAGTGTGGCGCTCCACAGCAAGACAGCGCATTTGACGAGGTCCGCGATGCCTACCCCTTCTTTTTCTTGACTTTCCGGTTGTTCTGCCATGATGGGTCAGTGCTTGGGTCGAGGCATGGTTGAAGTTTGGGCTGCTGTTGCTGGTGCGTCAATTACCGTGGCAGGTGTTGGCGTTACGGGTTTGAACCGCCAGAGCCAGCAGGGACGTGACTCGCTGGTGCGGCTAACGACTGCCGTAGACAACCTAAGCAAGCAGCTCGATGTTCTCCATACCGACATTAAGAGCAAAGATGTTGAAGTGTTCGCCCGCCTCAGCGACCTGGAGCGTTCAGTAGCAAGACTGGAAGGTCATAGCGATAGACACTAGACTTTTTGTAGTTACAGGGGTTTAATGATTTTTCTAATCAAGCCAATCCTGTTCAAATTCATGCAATCAGACTCGGTGAAGAATCTGATTGTGGATTTGATGCGTGCCTACGTCAAAACGACTGAGAACACGGTTGACGACAGCGTTGCCGATTTTGTGGAACGGAACTTGTTCCCGACACGTCGTGTTGAGAAGTGAAGCGGCTTGCTTTGTACCTTTCCGGCTTTGCGGCGTCTGTCGTTTTGGGTACAGCGTTTAGCCTGAGCTTGTCGGCAGTTATTTACGGCACTGGTTACTTTGATGGCATTGCGGGGTGCAACACGGCAGCATTAGAGCAATGATTCGCCGGGTTGGGCTCATCATGGCTCCTCTTGCTTTGCTGCCTTTTTTCCAGTGGTATAGAGGCACCCCGCACCAGGATGCTGCGATCAAGGAATTAGAGGACTCAATTCCTCTGGATTTACTGCAGGAGGATGCAGCGTGGTTTGAGGCCTGGAAAGAAAGTGGAATCGCACAGCGGGCTTATGTGCCGTACTTCAGCCAGCTCGATGACGAGTCGGGAGAAGGCTATCGAATGTGCCTCACGGCAGCAGCTGCAATGGTCGCCGCCACAATGGGCAAAGTGAACACCTATGCAGAGTACAAAAAAGTCAGAGAAAAATTTGGAGACACCACTTTGGTCAAGGCTCATCTAGATGCCTTGAAGTCTTTGGGCCTGAATGCTGAGTTTCGTACAGACGCAGACGATGCACTGGTTGAAGCTGAAATTGCATCAGGTAGACCAGTGCTTGTCGGCTGGCTTCATCATGGTGATCTAACGCTAGGCGAGCCACCGCAGTGTTCTTCTTGGGCCTGCGGCCACTGGAGTGTTGTGACGGGCTATGAGGGCATTAGATCCGCTAACAGCAACTGGGTAATGCACGACCCAATGGGGTTGCCAAACATTGAGCGAGGTGGCCACACAAGAAGGCACGGAGGGAAAAATATAAAAGTGCCCAGAGCCGCATTTAGGCAACGCTGGCAAGTCGAAGGCCCTGGAACGGGGTGGGTCATCCTTGTTGATGGCGAGTAAGGTGAACCTTTAGTTAGCTTGCATGGCTGTCCTGTCTGACTGGGAGATTCGCGCTAGATGTGAGGCGGGCAGCCAAATGGTTTGGCCTTTTGCCCCTGAGCTGTTAAATCCAGCAAGTCTTGATGTGCGTCTTGGTCCAAACCTGATGATCGAGGTAATGGACTCAGCAGAGTTGATTCAAATCGACATTTCAACTCGGACCAAAGATGACCCCTACCTTCTCCTGCCCGGCGAGTTTTGTTTGGCTGAAACTGTTGAGCAATTTGATTTACCAAACGACGTCAGCGCGCAGTTTGTACTCAAGTCAAGTCGTGCCAGGGAGGGTTTCAATCATCTTCTTGCTGGCTGGTGCGATCCAGGGTGGCATGGAAGCAAGCTCACACTTGAATTGAAGAACGAACGGCGGCACCATGCGCTGGAACTCTACCCAAATCTAAAGATCGGCCAGATGGTGTTCCACCTGATGAGCGCTATCCCCACGCATAGCTATGCAACCACAGGCCACTACAATAATCATCTACAAGTAATGCCTTCCGTTGCGTAATGGCTGACTGGTACTGGCTTTGGTCATACTTGGCAGCATTTTGGAGCACAGTCGTAGTTGGCTGTGCTCAGCCCGTCAATTGGCAAAACTGCTGGCCACCGCATGAGTGGTTGATCCCATACGTGCAGGATTACATTGACGCCAAGCGTCCTTACGCTAAAGAGAAGCAAATCTTGGAGTCTCTGGAGCGATCTAATGGGCTGGGCAGACTGGATGGTAGTCAACCAAAGCCTTGAGGAAGAGCTTGAACTGGAACGTACCATCCGCAGCATCTACGGCTATCCCGGCTTAGAAGAAACCCAAAAGCTGTGCGAAGCTTTACTTCGACAAAACTGGCATCAATCAAAGCTGCTAAAACAAGCCGTAAAACACATTGCAGAGATGGACGCATCCCTAGCCTGTGGTGAGACTCAGTAGTCCACAAATACGATTCCCGTTTTAACCGCTAAAAGCTCTTGCGCTCTCAAGACCTCGTGGAGCGTTTTGTAAGTACAGGCGTCCTCGCGCTTAGTAGTAAAGAGTGCAAACCCTGTGTCGTTATAGACAGCAGAAACATAGTGCGAGTCGTGAAAGCACTGCAGCGCGTAGCGCATGGTCAGCTGTCCTTTTTAGTGCGACCCTCGATACGACGGCGAACAGAGTTGCGCCACTCGTTCCAGTCTGCGTTTTCGGCATCACTGTAGACAGCTGAAGGCGTGTTCATCCTGAGTTCTTCATAAACAACGTCACGAATCCACGCGGTGGCACGTTTGCCGGCTTTCTTGGCTTCTTGCTGGACCAGCTCTGCACGATTTGGGTCCAAAAGAATCTGGAAGTACGCTTTATTGCCGTGTCGAAGGGCCATAACTACTACTCTACTACATAGATACTACCATAGTATCGAATCATCTACTTTTTTCTGCCACGCTGTCGCTTGTGCTCGTCGAGCTTGGGCGCGCTGGTTTGTGCAGCCCGCCCGTACTTCCCTGGCGCGCTCCAGGAACATTGCCGCTCGCTGCAGATCAGCGGTAGTTGCCGTGCGGATCGCTTGGTTTAGCCGCTCCATGACTATTTGTCTGCCTGTACGCGGCATCCATCGCCTGGCAAAAATCTTTGTAGTAACTTACCGCTTTTCCGACGACGCAGCACCAGCCCTGATCCGTGTAGTACACCTTGGCCATCAGTGGACCTCGCTCCAAGTTTTACCGACGGACACTTCAGCCAACGCGGGAATATCGCCCAGCCACTTAGCTTCTGCATCCTCCATAACGTGTTTTAGGAGCCCCGCCCAGAACTCGGCAGCGTCTTGCCGAACTAAAAGCAAGATTTCGTCATGTACTGCCGCTGCAATCCGTACGGTGTCTTCTTTGCCTTGCACCAGTGGCCACAGCTTACCAAGCGCGCATTTAAGGATCGCCGCACCAGCGCCTTGGATTGGTGTGTTGCATCTCACAGTCAGTCGATTCGTATCGCCTTTGAGGTACCGGCGCATCCCCGTTAGCGGGACACGGATAGCAGCCCATGGATCGTCAGCCGTTGTATCCGCCTCTTCAGCGTTCTTCTTCTGCCAATCCGCAATGCCCTGGAACGTGTTTAGCCAATCAGTACGAACTTCTGCTGCACGCTCTTGGCTCATGGTTATGCCCATAGCGCCTGCATAGTTCCGGAGCCCAGTGGCCCCGGATCCATACAACAAACCGAAGTTGGCGGACTTAGCGGTTTGCCGATCGCAGCCTATAGCTTCTGCAGTAACTGTGTGCGGATCTTCCCCACGCTGGAACGCCTCAATCATCCTCTTGTCATTAGCAACGGCAGCTGCAAGGCGCAGCTCCATTTGGCCAAAATCAGCGTCAACCAGCAACCAACCCTCAGGCGCTTCAACGCAACTGCGGAACTGCTTATCGCGTGGAATCTGCTGATTGTTGGGCTTGATGCAACTCATCCGTCCGGTATCCGCACCAAGCTGCATATAGCTGGCGCGTACAAAACCATCCGGGCCCATCTTTTCCTGGATCGACTCAATCATCTGCCGCCGCTTCTCACACTTTTTCCACTCCAAGTAAACCTGCACAACTTCATGATCCGCCGCGTAACTTCTAAGCGCTTGTCTCGATGCGCTGGGCTTACCCTTCGCATCCTTAGGTGCTTCAGGGAGTATGTGACTAAGTTTTTCTATAAGTTGCTGCGGGCTATTTATGTTGAAGCCTTTGTACTTCTTCGTACCACGTCGGATACTACCCTCATCCTTGGTACGTGTGTTGAAAGTAGTGCAGTTTTCTAAGGTCTCGATCTCGGCGTACCACTTCTCGTACAGGTCGTCGTCATGACCCATCTCAGTAACCTTACCCTTCAAATACTGCAACCTTTTTTCATCGCGTTCACGAGGCAGTTTGTGTTCCGCAGGCAGCGAATTGTCTAAAAGAACCAAGAAATCCTGCTTCAGCTGGGTAATATCGTGTTCATAATCAATTTTGCGCTGCTGTAGATTATCCTTATTCCAGGGTAATCCTGTGCGCCACATCTGTGCCATTGCCGGTAGTGCACGACACTCCAACATAAAAGCATCTTCTACTTTAGCTATTTTGATACGTTCAACTAATTCAGGGTAAAGATCCATCAACGCAAATACATCTTCTGCCGCGTAATCGAGTTGCTCTTGCGAGAGCGTGCCACTCCAATCAGAACGCTGCTGCTCTTTAGAAAGCTTCCGCCCTAAATGCCGCTTAACAAGACTGTCGAGACCATGTTTAAGCGCAGGAATACCGTTTTGAATTAAACGGCTAGCCAGCATTGTGCAGTTCCAAATGCCGCGCGGGTAAATTTCGTAGGCTTGCAACCACCCCAGGTCAAAAACAGCGTTATGTGCGACCCACGTTCTAGACCGCTCATGAAAAAACTGCCGTAGCGGATCCCAGTTTTCAACTAGAAAACAGTCAATAACAACAACGACTCGACTGTCGATACCGCCCAGCTGAAGGAGCCGCAGCTTATTGCGCTCTGGCTGCAGCTGGAGCGTTTCTGTGTCAAAGCAAATTAAATTGTCAGCATCGAGCTTGTTCAGGTGCTCAATGCCCTGGAAAAATCTAGGAGACATGGGTGGTCTGAAGACTTAGTTAGAGTAGCACACTACTAGGCTGTAAGCGCTTCCAGCAGCGGAAAATAGTCCAAGTCGTAAGGAGTCATAACGGAGACGTCGATGCCGCACTCCAGTGCAGCAGCGACCTGACACTCAAACTGCATGTAGCCGTCCTCGTCATCCTTGTAAACGACTTGCTCGACGGCCAACGCGACGTCATCTCTTCCGTAACTCGTGAAACGTACCAGGGCAAGAGCGCTGCTGTCCTCAGGGATGACGACCTTGCAGAACTGAAGCTTGACGTCGTCCTTCATGCTGGCAAACCGTCTAAATGGAGTATGCCGGTTCTGGGCTTGCTTGCGGCAAAGGAAAAAGTAAACACGCAGAGCCCTTTTACGCAGCCAGCTCATTGATCACAACGGCGACGGTCTGCTCAACTTGCCTGGGATCAATGCCAAACCCAATCCGACGACGCACAACCTGCACCAGTTTGTTGTAATCAACCGGACTAAGATTCTGCCCCTGGATCGGTGTGTTAAGAATCTTTTCGCGTGCCAGCTCAGAGCGCGAGACTTTGCGATCGGCCGCCTCTTTATCGAGGCGTTCAATCACGTCTACAGGCAGACGAACTTCAATTTTGCGGGTGGTCATAGATACTCCGTGTAAAAAGCACTGCCTGGGCCGTACATAGCAATTATCTCAGGGAAAGCATCTAGCACCCTGGAACGATTGCGCGGGTCGGCAGTTAATGCAGCGTTGGCAAGTTTAGAAATGAACGACCCACCGAAGTGGGCCGCTGTTTTGACGGTGTGGTGAACCTGGGAGTCGGTCACTGCTCTATGGATTCTGTGAGTACAGTAGCACATTAGCCATATTTGGTAACACCTGCAGCATCCCGAGCCTCAAGAGACACCTTCCAGCCCACTGGAGGCTCTGGGATTCCCCAGCGACTCATGAGACACCACTCCCAGTAAAGGATGCGCTCTTTTTCGGTACGAGGGCGGCGATTCGTTGAGTGCATAGGACTATGCCCACTTGGTCCAGGAGTCCGGGAGACCGTCATCCACCCTATGTTTGTCAATAAACGCGTCAAAACTCGAATCCGTTGCGCTGGAAGGGTTTTTAACGACAATTGACTTTGTCAAAAGTTCCGCTTTTGTCAAAAGTCCCTCCCCCTGGGGCGTTCCAGGGCTCTCTATTGACTCAGTATTAGTCTTTTGAGTCTCATCTTCTACGTACTTTTGACAATCGAGAGACTTTTGACAATCCTCTTTGTCGTTTAGAGCCACTGCAGCAGAAGGAGTTTCCGTTTTGACGTCCCCTGGGACGGACACCCCGTGCGCGCGCGCGTGCGAAAGAAACCCACCTGGAACGTCCACGGCCAGTGCTCGCCAGAAAATGGGTTTCCGGCCTTTGCACTTGAAGTCCTTTGGGGGAGCGCAGCGTTCAATGAGCTGCTGACCCTCCAACTTCTTGAGGGCGTACTTGATGGCGCGTTTCTTGTGCTCGCCCCCTAGCTCCACGTGGTCGATCCAGGTCTGGATGCTCCACGGCTGACGGTCTGCCCGCATCTCTTCGAGCATGTCCAGCATCTGCCGGGTTGGTCCGTTCAGGTTTTCCTTCTTCTTGGGCATTGGAGCGATTTGGTAGGTGTAATCGCTCTTCAACGAGAAGGCCATCGTTTGGCCCTCACGGTCATCCCTGGACTTCTCCACGGTCACCATGCGGGTGTTTTCACGCAGACCTAGCTCAGCGAGATCCTTGTTCTCAAGGCGCTGCATATTCCAGGTTTCATCAACCGCAGCCCGGATCGCACTCGTACCTCGGAAGCTGCCGTTGCGGTTGTTGTGGTGGATCACGATGATCGTGCAGGCCCCGAAGTCCACGCCATTACGCCGTGCAAGCTTCTTCAAAGGCAGCGCATACTCCCTCCGGTTCTCTTCGTATGGGTTGGAGTCATTACAGCCATCCAAGCTGTCGATAACGATCAGGTCGTACACCCCTGGAACGCTTTGGCCGTTTTCGTTGACGCCGCCGCCGCCCTGGAGTTTGCGGAAGCGTGCATACCAACTCATATCCCACTCGCTGACCACATCAACGTTGCGGTCCACGCCGATGAGGTTGAACTGCCGCCGCACGATGCGCTCACTTTGATCACCGTTAAGCCACAGGCAGCGGCCCTTAGGCACCGCTACGTGGGCCCCGTGGACATTGAAGGGCTTTCCCTGGCTGATGTGCTTACAGAGGGTCTGACACATCGCAGATTTGCCTGTACCGCCGTCTGCATGGATCAGCAGCAACCAAGGCTTGGGGATCAAACCAGGAATCAAGTAATCGAACCCCTCGTCATCCAGATCTTGCACATCCCTGGGACGGAATTCTTTATTCCGCTCAAAGGTGAGGTGGGCATCGAGCATCTTGTCGATCGCCGCCGCCCCTTCCCTGGCACGTCCAGCTTCCAAAGCGAGCTGAGTCTTGGCTTGATCCAGTAGAGCCGGGTTCTCGAATGTATTTTCAAGCTCCAGAGCCCGATCGATCACCTCCTGGCCCGTGAGGTATTCAAGCTTGTACTTAATCGGCGTCGCCTCGATCTCCGCCACCAGTCGTGCAAGATCGTCCCTTTGAAATCGCTTACGGTCACGATCAACTAGATCGGCCTGACGAATCAACGAGCCAAAACCAAGCCCACCACTACGAAAACCGCTTTCCCAACGATCAGCGCAGGGATTTTTGCCGTTATCCCAATCGTGGGCGTATTCGTTATCACGGCGGCTCCACTCTTCCCACAGCTTTAAGCCATCCTCATTGGGCAGCTCGCTGTGGATCATCGCGCCGATTTCCCACCAAAACTGCTCACTATTGGCCCCACGAGGCTCAATAACACTCAGGCAGCTCTGCGCAATCGCAATCTTCTCTTCCCTGGAACGATTCGAATAGCGAGAGTCCTTAAGTTTGCGGCCAGTATCACGCTGATTCAGCTTGCGGTGCTGTTCGCGCATCCGCTCCAAAAGCCATTCAGGAGCATCAGGAATTGCGTTTACATCTCCCTCAAAGGTGTACTCGCCCCCATCTTTATAGGCACCAAAAAGAAGACCTTGACGACCCCAAAGAACTTCCCAGCCTTCATGCCCAGCAGCGGCATGACTAAGGTCTGCAACGTTTAACCACTGATCCTCTGGAACGTAGAAGAGGAACTTGGCAGCATTTGGTTTGGGGGAACGAATTTGGGGAGCTTTGGCGAGGTCAGCTCCCCATTTTTCTTGAATAGATCCCAGATTGAGATCCACATCAAAAATGACGAGACCCCCAGACCGCTGCCCGGTGTAGACGCCCACCGCCTGGAACGTCTCGGGGGCCTTTTCGATATATCCAGCAGTCGCTTCCGGAGTGATGTCTTCTCTGGATGCGCGCCCGAGGGGAGACTTGCCGCAAGCTTCGCGGCCATTAGGCATCACCACGCCTTTGGCGTAGATCGGTGCAGTCGCCCAATCACGGGGCAATGACCGCACAAATTCAACGAGATTCATTTGCTACACTAGAGAAGCGGATGTTCATGAGCACCCCTCAGATGCCTTACCAGCACTGGGGGGTTTTTTCATGGTAACGCACTTGACAGGGTGCGTCACCGTGCTACATTAGTGCTGCACCGGGCATCGCGCCCACAGCAAAACATCCATGGGATTCATCTCTAGCAAGAACAAAGCAGCCGCATCAGGCGGCAGCGGCGGCGGTTACCTCAACCCCTCCAAGATTCAAAGCGGCGGCAGCGTTCGCTTCGCTCTCCTCGTTGACCAACCCCTCGAGTTCTTCGAGTGCTGGGGCGAGACCGCTGAGGGCAGTGTCAAGCCTTTCCGCTTTACCGAAGACCCCAGCCCCGACGACATCGAGGCAGAAATGGGCCCTGACTACAGCCGTCGCATGAACCGCGAAGGCACTGCACCTGAGAAGGTGAAGTTCGCCATTGCCGTGCCGGTTTACAACTACGAAACCAGCAGCGTTCAGATCATGCAGCTCTCTCAAAAGAGCCTGCAAAACGAGCTAGACGACATCTCTCAGATGGAGGACTATGCCGACCTTCTGAGCTGGGACTTCGTTATGGGCAAAGAGGGCAACGGCCTCGAAACCCGTTACAGCCTCCGTCCCGTCCCCCGCAAGAAGGGCAGTCAGGACACCATCGAATCTGCCTGGAGCGATTCAGTTTCTGGCGGCTTTGACATCAGCCGAATCCTGACCGGGGAAAACCCCTTTAAGGCCGACTGAGGTTATGCGGCAGGACTAGGGATTAATACACCCGAACTCCTGCCTGCCTTGCGATCTGCTCTTCAACTGCTCGGGCCGTGTGGTTGGTGGGTGGTACGACACCTAAGTTGCAGATCGCCGAAGTTACGGGTTTCCGTCGAGAAATGGCGGTGGTGCCGAGGCTTGTTGATGGCCGACAATGGCCGCTATTAAGGCAGGACCGTCCATAAGTCCGCATCTATTACAAGGGGCTACCAAGCCCCTTTTGTAATACCTAAACTGACTCAAAGATGTAGTCCAATGCCGGAACGGCCTCTCCCCCAAGCGATCACAACCATTCTCGAAGATGGCTGTGTTTCTATCACAATCGGCGACCTTGTAGGCGTCGTCAGCTCAATGCACTTGATTGAGCCTAAAGTGCATCAACTACAGAAGGCTTGGCTGGAACGTGAGCAAAACCGCGCCGCAAATTGATACACAAAACGCACTAGCCGGACTTCGCCGCTGGACGCTCACCCGTGACGACTCCGGCCCTTACAGGGTCTACCGAGACGAGTTCGGCAACGTCTACGCCTCCGTCACCCACATCCTTAAAGAAACCTCACCTCAATGGCAGAAAGATGCTCTGGACCGTTGGATTCAAAAGCCCGGCTCTCTTACTGAGCGGGACATTGCTTGCCAGCGTGGCACTCTCACGCATGATCACGCGGAGTACATCCTCAAAACGGCGGCAAAACTCGCGCGTAATAGCGCAAATAAGCGAGGAGCTTGGAGAAGCGGCTCCGATGGCCTGGAACGTGCTCCCAAGGGAATCACTACCTGGGCCCTCGAAAAAGCCATTCAGGGGGCTCCTAGGGTCCCCTGGAGCGCCTCTGGCTACGCCCGAGGTCTACGTGGATGGATTGGAGAAAATGTAACCGCCATTCATGCGGTGGAATTTTCCATCCATGACCCCCGCGGCTGGGCTGGAACGGCTGACGCCTTGATCGACGTCAACGGCACGCTTTGCGTCGCTGACTGGAAGACCAGCGCCAACGCTCGCAGCGAGGAGATGCTGGCTAACTACATCTGCCAGGCTGGAGCGTATTCCCTGGGACTCCAGCACCTGACAGGGATCAAGGCAAAAAGCGGAGCCATTGTGGTGGCACGTCGCAGCGGTGCACCTCAGGTACGCTTGCTTAGTGAGTTAGAATTGAGAGGGGCAGAGTGTCAATGGCTAGAAAGAATGGATATCTGGACCGCTATGCAGAAGTTGGGGGCTTAAAAAACTCCCTGGAACGGATCTACACCGGCCAGGTCAACGTCGCTCGCGAAGCCCTGGAGCTTGGCTTGGAATCTGACGACCTCAAAGAGATATTTAGGGCCTACGTGGCAGACCACCCACTAGACCCTGATGCCTGGAACGTTACGGACGAAGCCGGATGAAGTTGTCGAGGTGGTCGTGGTCACGACACCCTCGGAGTACTTCCCCGCCACCTATCAGGAGACTTTCAATGGGAAGCTTCCTAGTGCCCCAGCTCAACATCTCCCCTGGTCCGTACCTAGTCTTGGCACGTGCAACAGCCTCTTCCAAAGAAGCTGCCAGCGTCTGACAACGCACAGTCCTCCCCTCATCAGATCTAAAGGTGAGATACACGAGTCTCACCTCTTCATTCCAACTAGGGGCCTGAACTTCCTGTATCTGCTGGAACGTGCTCATGACTGCGTCTTGATATAGGCCATGATTTTGGTCTGCAACTCCTCCAGTTTCCTGGAGCGTCTACAGTCAGACAATTCCATCTTCTCTAAGAAGGCGCACTCCCAGAAGATGGAGTCATGCAACAAGTGCAATTCGTGGAGCGTGAACTTGTTGAGTTTCATAAGTCAGCGAAGTAGTGGAGGGGTTTAGGAAGGTTGCGTAAGTAGGTCAGGACTGCCTGGAACGTGATTTCGTACTCCTCACCAAAGTCTGTGACCACGGTGCAGTCATGTTCACCACGAATGCAGATAAACATCGGCCCTTCGTGGTAAAGCGTTTCGGGCTGGATCGTGATGTGTGGAGCGTCTCCCCAAGCACCGCCACCAGCGGGCTGAGGTCCTGCACTCCAAGAGCAGATCACGGAATCAAAGGGTTCGAGCTTCATCGCCAGATGCCTTAGCCCTGGAGCGTATTGTTCAACCATTGCGGTAATAGTCATGCGAGGCTGGGGTTGCGTTCTTCGGGTGTAGGGATGGAGCGGATGTAGTCGTCCTGCTCTTGCTCGAGCTGTAATTGCTCCAGCTCTTCCTCAGTCAAGTAGTCCTGAAGGCAAGTGCTGTCGTCGTCTGCGAGATACATGGCTGGAACGTGTGAGAGGGTTTGCAGTTTGAGTCGCGTGAGTCTTACGCGTAGGGGGATACGGAGGTCTGGCAGGGTGCTTGCCACTGTTTGACCTTGTCGATAGCGGCCACCAGCTTTGTCATGGCTGGAACGTCCCCATTAGCCGCGGCGATGTCGAATTGGTACTGGAGCATTCCGCGGATTGCTTGCGGGTTGAACTCCGACACCTCCTCACTGGCTGGTCCGTCGTCGGACAGCTCAATGGTTTGCATGACGGTTTGGATGTCGTCGTATGCGGTGGAACGACTTACGAAGAACCGCGACGCCGCCATAGTGGCGACGTTCTGCGGTGGGACGCGACTCTCAAGCCATCCACGGATGACGGAGTGGCGGTGTTGAATCATCTGCTGGGATGCCATTTCTGGAAAAACTGGACGGGCTGGATTTTCTGGATTGCCTGGGACGTTCACAGGACGCACAACATCTCGGCGAACCAACGCAGAGCGTCGTCTTGGTCGCTGCTGGTTGGTACGGACTGCCAAGGCTTGGCCCAGTCGCGGTGTTCCATCACTGCGCTAAAGGCACAGCCTTCGTCTAGTTGGCCCGTTATGCGGAGTTCAGGCCCACCAGTGCTCAGGAGGATGTCGAAACCGTCGGGATTATGAGGCTCTGGAACGTCCCCCTCTTTGCACGACCACGTGTAGCGGACGTCTAGCGGCTGTTCGTGGCAGTGCTGGGCGATGTTGTCCTGGAGCGTGTCGGCACCATCAGGCCCCAGATCCCAACCCTGCGAAGTAGCAAAGGCGATGGCCGGGTCGCTCAGATTGTGGATGGAGCGTGTTGGGTTGTGGCCTGTGAGTTCGTACAGGCAGAGGATTTCTTCGAGGTGCGCCGCGGCGTTTTGCGCGGCGTAATCGGTTTCAGGTAATGACATGGTCAAAGGTTTGCGTAGCGGGGATGCTTGGGTGCTGCTGGGGCGTGGAACGTTTCGCCGGTCACGTCTTGGATTTGTTCACCGACGGCAACGACGGCAGCGCGGCGGTTCAGAACCTCTCGGCGGCTGTCCTCGTGCCAGAGGGTTTTCAGCAGATCGTCGCAGCGCTGAAGTTCAGCGAGCACTAGTGCGATCTTTTCGCGTGGTGTTTGAGTCATGGTTGGAACGGGTAAGGGTGGCCCGTGCTTCGGGGCTACGCCCCGTGCACTGTTTTAGTGTAGCACAATGAATCGAGATCTGGCAATGGCTAGCCGTGGTCTCACCGGTTAGGATGTGGCCATCGTTAACAATTGTTGGGCCGTGCCTGATAACGAAGCAGGAAAAGAGAAGCTGACCAGTGTTGCCAACGATGAGAACAAGCGTTGGCGCGGTGGCAAGGGATGCGGTGCGCGGATGTTGGAGAGAGCCCAGGCCGGTTATGCCTACATCCTGGAAGGTGGCACGCGTCACCAGGTTGCCTGCAAGATCGCGGCTCGCTTCAACGTGTCTCTGAGAACAGCTCATGATGACTATTCCCGGGCAATGGTTCTCCTAAAAGAGGAACAACAGGGAACACGTGAAGAATTGTTGAACCAAATTCAGGCATTGCGGCTCGCGACGGTACACAAAGCCCTTAAAAAGGGACAGCTACAGACCGTTGCAATGTTGCTTGCAGACATGGGCAAAGTAATCGGCGAGGCAGCGCCAGAACAGTTGGCACTACAGGTCCCGACGCTGGACATTCGCATCGAAGATTGAGAAAAAAGACGAGACCTAAGCCTCGTCCTCGTCTTCTAATTCCTCGCATTCGAGGCATTCTTTGGCCAAGTCCTGGACCGTGCTCCCGTTGAGGAAAGTCACGCCCAAGTCATCAACCAAACCTTCGTAGTCGTCGGCGTTGTCGATATAGAAACGCCAGAGAATGAGTAGCGCTTCCTTGTCAGTCATCGGCCCTTAATGATCAGTTGGCACGTAGCCTGAGATCTGCCGGACTCTGTGCATCGGGTGATCATTTGTTTGTCTTCGTTTCCGAAGTAAACAGCGAGCGTTCCGAATGTAACAACAAAGGAAAGAACGATTAAAGCGTAATCGTAACGACGAATAAAATTGAGTAGCATTGTTGAACTAAACTGTGGGTGAGTTTGAGTTAGGAACTGGGTGTTCCATGACTAAAGTATAACAGAAGAACTGTACTACTAGGTACTACTGTGTGCCACTAGTCAAACTGGTTTTGTTACAACTTTGTAACATTTACAATTCTTAACAATTAAAAAATTTAATCTGAGTGACAGGTGCAAATGTACTAAGCATACAAATGTACTAAGCATACAAATGTACTAAGAATACAAATGTACTAAGAATACAAATGTACTAAGAATACAAATGTACTAAAGGTACAGATGTACTAAAGGTACAAATGTACTAAGAATACAAGTGTACTAGGGGTACCGTTGCAGATAATGAAAATCATTCTCAGGTGCCGGGGAACCTACTGATAAATCCAACAATACTTCTACTGTGCTACAGGGGGTAGGGGTTGAAAACTGAGCTAATGTACTACCCATGGCCCTAAAAACCGCAGACCCCCTAACTTTGCGTCGCGCCCAAGGGGAGGTATTCAAAGATAAACACCGCTTCCGCGTCCTCGTTGCAGGCCGCCGCTTCGGCAAGTCTTACCTCGCCTGTGTCGAACTCCTGCGTGGAGCGATTGCCCGCCCCGGCGAAACCTTCTTCTACTGCGCCCCCACCTACCGGATGGCGAAGGACATTGCCTGGAAAGTGCTCAAAAAGCTCGTCCCCGGCCCCTGGATCAAGAGCAAAAACGAGACTGACCTCAAGCTCGAACTTGTGAATGGATCGGTCATCGAACTGAAGGGCACCGAAAACGCAATGGCCCTCCGCGGCCGCTCCCTTTCCGGCGTCGTCCTCGACGAAGCCGCCTTCATGGATTCTGGTGTCTGGTTCGAGGTAATCCGTCCCGCCCTGGCCGACAAACAAGGCTGGGCCCTCTTCATCTCCACCCCGGATGGAACGGCCTCATGGTTCTACGACCTTTGGTGCTACTGCGAAGATGACCCAACCAACGAATGGCGCCGCTGGTGCTACACCACGATCGAAGGCGGGAACGTCCCAGCCGAGGAAGTGGAAGCCGCCCGCGCTCAGCTTGATGCGCGCACGTTCCGCCAGGAATTCGAAGCGTCGTTCGAGAACCTCACCGGCCTCGTCGCCATCAGCTTCAGCGACGCCAACATCTCCACGGACGCCATCGACATCAACGTCCTGCCCCTCCTCCTCGGCGTCGACTTCAACGTCGACCCCATGTCAGGCATCTGCGCCGTCAAATCCAAAGACACCCTCTACGTCTTCGACGAAATCATGCTCACGGGTGGAGCGACCACCTGGGACTTCGCCGACGAAGTAACCACCCGCTACGGCATCGACCGCCGCATCATCGCCTGCCCGGACCCCACAGGTGGAGCGCGCAAAACCAGCGGCGTCGGCGTCACCGACCACGCCATCCTCCGCAAATCGGGCTTCACCGTCCAAAGCCCCCGCAGCCCCTGGAAAATCCGCGACAAAATCACCGCCGTCAACACCGCCCTCCTCGATGCCTCTGGAACGCGCCGCGTCCTCATCCACCCCCGCTGCAAAGAACTAATCAAATCCCTCCGCACCCTCACCTACGCCCCTGGAACGGGCCTCCCCAACAAAAACCTAGGCGTCGACCACGCCTTCGACGCCTTCGGCTACCTCGTCCTCCAACAATTCAACCTGGCCAAACCCGAAACCCTCGGCCAAACCAACTACCGCCTCTACTAAACCCCCACCCCCTTCCCCCTGGGACGTTCCTCAAAGTAAGAACAAAGCGCCGCAAAAAGGTGCCCTTCTTTCTTCGGTTCCGGAAACCCAAAACCACAACTCGAATACATCCAGTGCTCACACATCGGGCACCTTCTATTAGTCCTCCTCGGCAAATCCGGCCTAACTTCGCCATAAGTCTTGCCATTCCTGATATTACTTATTACAACATGAACCACCCCTAACTCTTTAGCAAGTGCCCTATCCCCCTTGGCACTTTCCAAGACGTAAGCAACCTGCTCCAACGTGAGCCGCCTATTAACTGGAATTTGTTTCTTCATACAACCATTGTACTACACCAACCCGTGCCCTGGGACGTTCTTGTTTAGTATGTAACCGATAACTACCTTTGAGGCAGTATCGATCGTCCGTTGCCCGGAAAGCCAGCGGTGAGGGAGTGTCAGCGCGCGAGCGGCTCCTAGCTTTCCACCTAATTCCATGGCTAGAATTGGTGTAAATCTGCCTTTTAGCCATGCCTGGCCATTACGGCTCCAAAAAGAAGCCCAAAAAAGGCACCAAAAAGGGCGGCAAGAAGATGTAGCTGTTTACGGCACCCTAAATACCGCACTTTTAGCCATGCCAGCCAAGAAAAAAGGTCTTTACGCCAACATCGCGGCAAAACGCCGCCGCATCAAAGCTGGCTCTGGCGAAAAAATGCGCAAACCGGGTGACCCTGGAGCGCCCACCGCAAAAAACTTCAAGCAAGCGGCCAAAACCGCCAAAAAACGGAAAAAGTAAACATGGCTAACGTTGGAACCACGGTTGTTGACCGTTTTACAAACACAGTTGAGCACACCGGCAATGCAATGGCCGATGTTGACG